CATTTCATCTTGCATTTTTTGTTGCATATCTGATACTACCTCTTCAAATATTTCGTTTGGTATATAGTTTTTTATAAAATCGTGATACTCTTCTTCTGTAAAATATTCTCTCACTTTTTCCATCATATATTTTGCAATTTCATTTTCTTTATTTTTATGTCTTGCAATAGTATCAGCAGTTTCAATCAAATGACTCCAATCTATATCTTCTGTTTCTATTGTAGTTCATCAATCACGAATTGTAGCAACAAAATACTTGTTTTCTCCATATCCGTATGGTTTTATATCAATATTCATATCTAGTATATTATCACTTACCTATTTAGTAAGTGAGAGAAATAAAGTATCTTTTGCAAATTGAAGGTTTGTAGGATTAGCCATCTTAGCAGAGAATGAGTTCATATGATCCATAACTTTTGAAAGAAGTTCATCAGCTGTTGTACAAGTAGGAAACATTTCAATCCATTGTGCGATAAGTGTTTCATCCTGAAGAGTAAGTGTTTCCATATAGTGTTGGTTAGTGATAGAGACAGTATATCACTTTAATTATGAAAAGCAAATTTATTTTTCACTTTCTTTCTTTTTTCTCCATTCATACAGTCGTATATAGCTATCCAAAGCCTTTCTTGTCTTCTGTAGTTTTTTTATTTCTTTTTCTATTTCTTCCAATTCCTGCTTTTTCTGATTCAACTTTGTTATCATAGTTTGTTATTAAGTCTTCTTATTATATCTTTTTATGAGTGAAAAGCAATTTTATGTTTCTGTACTGAATACTGTCAGGTTCAGATTCTTGAATCCGTAAGCATTTGTGCTATCTAATAATCCCCCCATAACTTAGATAACATAAATTAATACATTAGTCATTACCACTCGATCCTGTAGATCTATCCCTATACAAATAACAGTATTGGATATTTATCGATGAGATACGAACACAGTCAGTACACGAGTTCTTATCACCGCTATTCAATTGTGCCGACACATAATGTCGATAGCCTAATCATTCTATACCCTGAATAGTAGCAGGGAATGGGCGTTCTCCAGTTTATACTCTGGACTGTTATCCAACTTACAAACAATAGAAAAACCCCTCCATTGTAGTGAGACTTGGGAGAGGTTTACTTAGTTCTGCGAATGAATGTATCTGCTTCTTTTAATAAGTCTCACCGAACTAAAAGAAACAGACACGCACAGAATATAAAGGCATTATATAGAAATCTATTATCCCGTCAAGTATTATCTTATATTTCCCTGTATTTATATATGTATTTAGCTTGATTTAATTTATGAATGAGTATAATAGAGACACTTAATTAAACATATGAAAACATATCCAAAAGTAGATTGAAAACCTATTGATAAATATTCAAGAGAAAGAATGGATAAATATGATAAGATTGTAAAAGATTATTTAGATATGGATTGAAAATATTATCCAAATGATGTTTTGGCTTATAATATTGCTTTTCTTTTACTGGAAGTTTAGATTGCAAATAATTAGAAAACAGTATAATTAGATCACTTAATTAAACAATATGAACTCAATAAAAGATATTGCAGAACTAAAGAAAAATATAGAATCACTTATTTTAGTTTATAATGAATCAGTTGGTACAGCTTGATATAAACTTTCTCTTAAATAATGACAGATCAAGAACTATTAGTAACATATAATGAAGTAACTCAGGAAGAACATAACGAGTTTGAGGCAATGTATGAACTTTTAACTTGTGACGTAGATATTCCAAGCTCTGAATTAAAACAAGCATTATCTTATTTTATATTAAAGACTTATTTATTAGAAAATAACTTGATAAAAATAAAATAACTGTACGATGTTATTACTTATGCTGTATTATGTTTTGGTAATGTTGGCGACCAATATACTCCGCATCTCACGATGGACTGGAGTATTTTTTATTATCTTTTGATTTCCTGATATAAATAGATATACTGTATAGGTCTACTGGAATAGACAAGAAGATTAAATTTCGTCTATCTGTTCCAGCAGGTAGGCAAAATCTAATCTTTTTTATTTACTCGGTTGGATATGGGAGAAACTAACTAAATAAACTATGATAGTCACACAAAAAATATTCGATACTATTAGAAACTTTCAAGTAGATATGTCAGAATTTAATTTAGACATAGAAGAAATAAAACTTTCACAAGTTCTAACAGAAGATTTTAATTCTGATAAAATATCAACTGTTTTATGAATAAGATTAACTAAATAAATATGTCTAATAAATCAAACAACAACAGCCTACGAGCTAGACTCTCACAACCAAATAGGAAAGTGAAACTAAACGAATGGAAAAGAATAAATGATCCATATGAACACCAGAGATCACTTAACAAAATAATATGATATCACTAAACGACATATGGGGAGAAAACTATTACAATCAAGATTGATCCATAAACCCTAAGTGTAAACTATTCGCTTGATACAATCAAGAACAAATAGAAGTATTCTTGCAAAAATACAATAAAACTATATAATACTAACAATAAAACTATGTACAAAATCACTATTGAAAAACAAGTAGAGAATCCAAACTACGAAGAAGAAATTAAAACCTTCAATGAAGCTACTAGATATGAAAGATCATCATATCAAAATAGTATGAAGCCAAGCAAAACATTCTCACAAGTTATTCTAACTACAGAACTAACGCAGGCAGAATGGGAAGCCGTAAAGAAATCTATTATAAGTGTTAAGTAATGCTCTACAACTGAATTAAAATCAGAGACACTCCAGAAAACTACAGAGAGATTTTAAAAATAGAACAATTAGAATTAACTAAATAACTTATGAGAATAAACCAAATGATAAATCAAATCTTATTAGAGATTAAACAATGACTAGAATGAACGTGATACTCAGTACATTGAGATATTAAAATGCAAATAAAGACTTGAGATGCTTTTGAACATAGCATTATAGATATAACAGTAACTAAATAAATATGGCTTGATGACGACCTACAGATTTAACACAAGAAGTAATAGATAAAGCAAATGAATATTTGTTGTCTTGTGAAGATAAGGAAATAGAACAAGATGAAGGAAATAGAACAATTTATAAACTTCGTGTAAAGTTACCAAGTATAGAATGATTATCACGATACATTAAAGTTGCAAGAAGTACAGTTTATGAATGGAGAAAGCTAAAAACTCCTTTATGAAAAGAATTTTCGGACATTATTGAAGATTTACTATCAGAACAAGCAGAAAAATTGCTTAATAATGGGCTTTCCTGAGACTATAATCCAACTATTGCAAAAGTAGTTCTTACTAAGCATTGATATACTGATAAGCAAGAGATTGATCAGAAGACAGAACACTCATTCAACGAGTTATCAAACGAACAAGTTCAAAAGATAGCTAAACAAGCACTAAAGAATGGATAATGAAATAATGGCATTTGCAAAAACACAAGCTCGGAAAGACCTTCTGAGTTTTTGTGTATTTAGCGATCAGTTCTTTGAGATCAACAAGCATCACGAAATAATAGCAGATGCACTGCAGAGATTTATGGAATGAAAGACTAAGAAACTTATTCTACAAACTCCTCCTCGTTCTTGAAAGTCTCGTATGATTCAAGAGGCTATTGCTTGGGCTTTTTGAACTGTACAGAATACTGAAATACTTTATACAGGACACTCAATATCACTTTTGGAATCATTCTCTCGTAATATTCGAGATAGAGTAAACTCAGTTGAGTACAAAGCATTGTTTAAAGATGCAGTAAAGTGAGACAATGGAGCTATATCAGATTGGGGGATGACAAACGGTAATAAGTTAATGATTTATTGAGTTTGATGAGGTATTACAGGTAAATGATGACATAGGCTAATTATTGACGATCCATATGCAACTCGACAAGATGCAGAAAGTGACACTATACGAAAGAGAGTAGAAGAATGGTATGACAGTACCTTTTTATCACGGAGACATAACAGTGATGCTGGAATATGCCTTATTATGCAGAGATGGAGAGAAGACGACCTTGTATGATACATACTTGAAAAAGAAAGTGATTGGGAGATTGTAAAAATACCTGCTATTTCTGAGGATTGAGAGAGCTTTTGGGCTTCTCGCTTTCCTGTACCATTTCTTGAAGAGATGCGGAGAAATATAGGAGATTATTTCTTTCAATCACAATACCAGCAAGAGCCATTTATTGAGAGTGGATGAGATTTCAAGAAAGACTATTTCCGAAGATCTTCACTTGATGATAATATTTTAAAGAGATTAAAAATTGCTTCCTTCCTTGACCCTGCTATTAGCCAGAAGCAAGAGTGAGATTTTTCTGCAATTGTAACAGTATGACACGATCCGCAATCAAATATCCGATATGTTCTTGAAGTAAAACAATTAAAAGTATTACCAAATGAATTGATTTGAGAAGTATTCGACACAGCGAATTACTGGAAAAATAAGTGAGCTAGTTATAAATGTGGAATAGAAATAGTACAGTATCAAAAAATGCTTGCACTTGCTATTCGTGATGAGATGAGAAAACGAGATTCATACTTTACACTCGAAGAAGTAAATCCAAGATGAGAAAAAGTCGCAAGAATAAGATCTATTCTGCAACCTCTATATTCTTCTGGAATGATGGTACATATTGAATGAAACTGAATACAAGAATTAGAACTCGAACTAATAAAGTTTCCGAATGCAAAGCACGATGACATAATTGACTCACTTGCATCCGCTTGCTCTATTTTACAGTCTTCTACAAGTAATAGACCTATGAGAATAATAGGCTCGGCAATATAATTTGATTTTATTAAAAATCGTATATACTAATAATGATAATCAATCTCATTATGAATGAACAACTAAAAGCAAAGGTACAGAACGAATATACACAAGGACTTGAACACATCAGAAGTGAACGAGATCGTAAAAGAAAAGCCGATGCAAAGATTCTTGAAGCTCCTTCACCTGGATTTATAAAATCTAATCTTTTGTGGGACAATATGCAGTTCGAGACTGCTACTTTCCTAACTGACCACTTAGACATTGCTCTCGTGAGTGAAAAGGGTGTTCTTGAAGACGAGATCGTCAAGAATGCGGAGAAAGTATCAAAGTTTCTCTATCGTAAACTCGGAATAAAGAAGATTAAACGACAGATCATAGACGATAACAATCTCTATGGAATCGCTGCAACTTTCATTGAGTGATTCGATGACGATGAAAATACTCCGCTTATTGGATGTATTGATCCACTTTCTATTATTCCAGATCCTAAAAACTATGCAGACTCAGAGATGCGATTTATCGGACTAGAAAAACAAGTTCCAATCTCTTATATTCGAGACAATAAGAATTTTAAGTATCGTGATGAAGTTCTTGCAGGAATTAGTGAAGAATGGAGAAAGACAGAGCAAGCAAGAGGACGGGCATTTAATATGACTCAGATGCCAGATGATGAAATGACTTCTCTCTACTTCCACTTTACCACTTTTGAAGGAAAGAAACTAATGACAGTTTGGAGTAATAACTTTGAATACTGTCTTCGTGAAGTAGAACTTGAAGGACTCTCAAAAGCTGAGAAACTCAATCCAGCGAAAGTTCGTTTCCCTATCCAACTTCATCGAAGAGCTCCAAAAAGAGGCTCGTTCTTTGGGTCTTCACTCTATGATGAACTTATAGACTATCAGGATCTTGAAAGTGAACTTCTTGGATTGAAAGTAGCTGGAGTTCGTCTTGAAGAACTTGGAGGCGATCATATAATCAACAAGGATCTTGGAGTTAACCTTGAAGCACTCCAGAAAGTAAAAGTTGGTAATCGTTATATTGAAGCAGATTTCTCAAATATCGGATGACAACCTACGTTTATAGATGTTCCAGTCTCTAAATCTAGTGGTCGAGTTGATGGACTTCTGCAGCAAATCCCTCAATACGCAAACA